GATATAATCTAGGTTGCATGATGGGCACGACAGATGAGTCAAACAAGAACTTGGGTAATATAGTAGACAAACAAATAAAGGAGATTTTGGATTGGAAGAAATAATAAAACTACCACCAGTAAGAATTAAACTAGATGAAGGGGCAAAAGGCGAAATCAAAGCATCAGTAGCTATTGACGGAGACGATGAGAATATTATCATACCAAGAATATTACAGGCTTTCAAAGCATTAAAGGGAGGAATAAATGCCGACATTAAATAAGTGCGAAATAATAGGGCATCTCGGCAACGAGCCAGAAATGAGATTTACACCAAGCGGAGTGCCAGTATCATCATTTAACATAGCCACTAACTACGGCTACGGGGAAAGAAAGGAAACTGTATGGGTAAAAGTTACTGCCTGGAATAAACAGGCTGAATTTGTAAATCAGTATGCTACAAAAGGTATGTTAACTAGAGTTGAGGGTGAAATCAGAATGACAAGTTATGATACCAATGAAGGCGAGACTAGATATAATTTAGAATTAACAGCTAGAGACGTGCAACTACTAGAACGTAAATTAACGGAGGATTTTTAATGCAAGGTGAAATATCAGAATTAGCTAAAGCTCTATCTAACTTTCAAGGCTCAATGACACCTGTTAAAAAAGATGCCATAAATCCATTTTATAAGTCAAAATATGCTACACTAGACACTATATGGGACACTATTCGCAAACCATTATCTGAAAACGGTTTAAGCATTACACAGACTCTAGATATTTACCCTTATGAAGGAAAGCTTCATGATGTTCTTGTGACTACTTTAAATCATAATAGTGGCGAAAGTGTAACCAGTAACCAGCTTCTCAAAGCTACTAAAGAAGACCCACAAGCTCAAGGCTCTGCTATATCGTATGCTAGACGTTATTCATTGAGTGCTATTTTAGGGATTGTTACCGATGAAGACGATGACGCTAACACGACAGTTGAGAAAAAGGTTGAAAAAGCTACCGTTGAAAAGGCAGAGCCTAAAATATCAGAAGCACAAACCAAAATGATATATGCTACTGTAAAAGAGAACGGTTATACAGCAGACCATGCCAAAGCCTACTTAAAGGAATTTTTCAACAAAGCATCAACCAAACAACTCACATCGGCAGAAGCCAGTAAATTTATTAAAGACATTGAAGCTGGCAAACTAGGTGGAATAGTTCAAGAAGCGCTAAAACAAGGCGCAGAAATCATTGACTAAATAGTCATTGTCAAGTATAATGGGGTGTAGGATACATGGCTGGATGTTGAAAAGCCTTTAATGGTAGTGAAGCTGAGACTACCAGCCCTATAGAGGTGGTATAATATGATTAGTTGCCGAGAGTGCATAGATAGATTTAAGCTGTTAGGTGATGACCCTAGAGTAAAATCAGGCAGATATAATTTATGCGCTTGTGATTATTGCGATAAACCATGTAAGCTAGAACAGCCTAAACAGGAAACTAATCCACGTCATGGAGAAATAGAACAATGTCATGGAGAAATAGAACAATTGAAAGCGTGGTGTATATATCTCCAAAATAAACTAAATACTAAAAAGAAAGATATTATATGAACGATACCTATGCTAAAGTTTCGGCTAGAATAGACACTGAATGGTATCCTTTCCATAGAGATGAATGGTTTACTCTACAGGATATATGCTCGTATTTTATGTGGAACGAGCAAGCTACTAGACGCCAAGTGACCCGTAAACTATATCACGACTATAAAGAGCGTAAAGAACCATTATTAGATAAGCTTGGAAAAACATACAGGCTTATTGACGATATTGCAGAGGATATTGACTGGCAAAATGCAGATACATCAAAACCAATAAACCTTGTATTACCGTTCAATATTCATAAATACGTTAAGCTCTTTCCGAAATCAATTATCTGTATAGCTGGTGAGCCTAATTCTGGCAAGAGTGCTTTTCTGCTCAATACGCTCTTAAAGAATCTAGATAAGGACTGGGTATTTTATAATTCTGAAACCTCACGGGAACAGTTAAAAGAAAGATTTGACAACTTTAATATTGAAATACCTAATCCAGCTCCTTTTAAAGTGAAGGAACGATATGAGAATTTTTCAGATGTTCTCAGACCTGACGGATATACAATAATTGATTATATAGATGCTGACGTAGACTTTTTTAACATCGGGGCAGAAATATCACGTATACACAAGAAATTAACTACTGGAATTTGTGTATGCGCTATTCAGAAAAAGCCAGGCATTAAGAATTTCAATGGGAAAATTGTAGATTCGGGAATGGGTTATGGTGGAGCATTGACGTTAAAAAGACCGTCACTGTATATTACTATGACAACTCAAAATATACTAACTATCAAAAAAGGTAAATCATGGGTAGATTCTAAAATTAATCCTAACGGCATGATGTGGCAATACAAATTAGTAAACGGTGCTGATTTCCATTATGACCGAATTGAGGAGGACTACTAATGGTAGAATTGAGAGGCTGCGGGGATATGGTAGTTGTTTATACTGACGAGCAAGAAATAGCCAATAAATTATTTAGGAGAGAGTCATTAGTAAAAAGCATTCCTTACGAACAGGAACAGGATAATAAGACTGTTATCGTGGGGTTTGACTTTTATTTTCCTAAAGCACAAAGTGAAAAGTTACTAAAGTCCGTGACCTTAAAATAAGTTACAGAATTTACACGTGGGACTAGACACCAAATTAGAATCTGGGGGGATTAAAATAGAAGACACAAGTAAGAGACCAAAGAAGAAAAAGAGAGCTACTAAAAAAACGTTTAAAGACAAAGCATGGAGAGCTTTTAGCAAGTATATCCGTTTACGAGATGCTTTAAAAACTACTGGTACAATAACTCATGTAAAGTGCATTACGTGTGGCAAGCTACTCACTATTTCATTTTGTGATGCTGGACATTTTGTGTCCCGAAGGCATAACTCTACTTTGTTTGATGAACGAAATGTCAATACACAGTGTCGCTATTGTAATAGATTCTTGAATGGCAATTTATTAGAGTATCGCAGACAGATTATCAAACTATATGGAGAGGGTGCAGATATTGAAATAGAAGACAAAGCTACAGAAATATGTAAATTTAGTGCAGAAGACTTGACAAGAATAGAAAAATATTATAAAATGAGAGTTAAGGAGATAATAGAATGAAATTTGACGAAACGAACAAAGTAATAATTGATTCAATGAATACTATAGAAGCTAAAGCTTTTGTTAAATTTCTGAATAGTGAAATAGAAAGGCACAAAATGGACATAGATAATGCTAGAGATTTAATTAACGAGGTATGTAATAGGTTTAATATTGTGTACCTATAGGGGATAGAAAATGCAACAACTATTATTAGACATTGACGGGGTAGTAGTAGAATATGATTTTACTGGATTGGTCAGAAGATACTTTGGGGTAGACGTAGAACCTCAATCTATTTTTGCTTATAATCTATCCGATGTTTTGGGGGTCTCGTCAAAAGAAATAGATAATATGTTCTACGAGCAAGTTTGGGGCAATCCTATATTTATTGAAGACTCTATTGAAGTGCTAAATGAAATAAAGCAACATTATGAAATAATAGTTTACTCTAACCGTTTTAAAATTATGGGTATGTTTGAACTTACAAAATGGCTAATAGATAATAAAATTCCATTTGATGGAGTTAGTTGCGGAGATGATAAATATAGCTTTCACATAGACGATAGACCAGAAAAACTAGAAGATACTAACAGCTCTATTAAATTACTTTACACCCAACCATGGAATATAAAATGCCATAATATAAAAAACAATCTCATAAGAGTCAATAACTGGCAAGAAGTAAGGCGTAAGTTGATAAATGAATGGTGAATAAATGAGGAAAATTGTTTGCCCAGTAAACCCTAAAACAAAAGAGAAGTTTGAGTGTTATGATTGCCCTTTAAGAGATACTTGTCTTGAGGATATTCTAAACGATGCTGAAAAGAAAGTCATGAAGATTTACGCTATAGCACATAGGAAGATAGCTAAAATATTAAAGGGAGGAATATGAGAAGATTAGAAGTTCAATTTTATGACAGTAATTTTATGCATGGCTGGGAAGGCGATACCGAAGACTATTTAGCTTTGGCTACTGCTATTGGTTATTGCAAATCAGAAGATGAAAACCAACTAACTTTAGTCATGGCATATAGCGACTTCGGATTGAAGTTTGCCAAGTTAACCATACCAAAGGGAAGCATAAAAAGCATAAAGGAAATGAGATTAAAATAATGTGCAAATTAAAAATAGTTGTAGATAAACCTGATATTACTTTTTATGAGATTGATGCGCAAACGGTAAGAGATGAGCTAGATGATTTAGGTATTGGATATCCTATGTGGTTATGGGATACAAATTACTATTATACTACTCTATGGGGCATAAAAGAAGCGGTTAAATACTGTAGGAAAGTTTACCCATTCCCAAAGTATGAATCTGAAATTATGGATTGTGACGACTTTGCTATTCTGATGAAAGGTTTAATGAGTGCCGAGTTTGGGATTAACGACTTTGGGATAGCTCTTGGAGATACTCCTAGCGGTTATCACGCCTTTAATATAGCTCGTGTAGAAGATAGGAGGGTATATGTAGAACCACAAACTGGAGAAGTGTTTGAAATGGATGATAGCAAAAATTATTATTGTGAACAAATAGTAATGTAAGGAGGTAAAATGGAATCTAAATCTATATTTCAAAGCAAAACATTCTGGGTCAATCTTATTTCTTTAATAGCTGTTATCGGCACAGCTTATGGGCTTGAGATTGATACAGAAACTCAAGCTGTAGTAGCTACTACCGCTCTAGCAGTAGTGAACATTATACTCAGATTCTTTACAAAACAACCTGTCGGATAACAAGAAGGGGAGCTAAATAGCTCCCCTTACTTCGTGCAACCCCGTTGCATTATGCGTATTTAATATTAAGTCCGAGTATATCTAGGTATGTTGTAGTATCTAAAGCATCTAAAGTAAATCTAGTTCCTACATTATCACCTACCGCTATTCCCGTGTATGCGTCTGATATATCTAATTCTAATACTTGTAAATTAGTAACCGCTTGTGTGTCAGCAGTCATAGAGTCTGTATGAGTATTGTATGCCTCGCCATTTGCTGCAAAATAAGTGGCTACAGTCCAGTCAAAAGTACCTGTAGTAACAGGGATAATAAGAACCTTAACCGAAGTTAGCGAAGTAAAATCAGCAGGAATATGGAAATTAAAATGCACATGGTCTGTTGCCCCATCTAATGCGTAAGCTGAATAAGAATCACGAGCTGCTTCAGCCCCGCCACTACCATATAAGTAAGGAACAAAGAACTCTTGAGTAGCACTGCCAGCAGCCCATTCAGGAGCTGTCTCGCCTGCATTTACTCGTAATCTATCACCAGCTGAACCTATGCCAAGCCTAGCCCAAGCGCCTGCTGCTGTTGCGTAAACTACATCTCCAGCAGTAGTTAATAAATTAATATGGTCATACATATAGTTTGAGCTTATAGGGTCAGTAGTAGCTCCGTCAACAGGTGTGTCGTCAACGTCAGCAGTAGATACTATGCTTCTAACCGCTGTACCATCGTATATTTTAATCCTATGAGTCTGTTCATCGTGAGCAACTTCGCCTTCAGCGTTCAAAACAGAAGTGCATTCAGCGGTAGAAAGTAGAGGTAACAGTAACCTCTCATCCCCGTCTGTATTGTCAATAGTTAAACCTGATTCAATAGTGGGAACACCATCTAAACCCTTGATATAGCGTAAATTATCACGAACCGCACTATTCATAATAGAGGCGGTTACAATCTCTCCGGCAGTCCATGTTCTTGGTGCAGACCACGCCATTTATATCACCTCCAAGCCATGAGATACATTTTCTTTTTCTAGTTTCTCTACGGTCTCTGCGGGAAACCAATGCCTATTTTTGATAGGTCGTTTCCCTAAAATTTCCTCAATCTGTTTCTTTTGTTTAGGCATTTTAACCTTGCGAGCCTTACCCTGAATATCTGAATTTAAACACTGAGAGCAAAAGAATAATTTATCTTCAAAGGCATATTCAGCAGAATTACAGTTAGGGCAATCTACAATCCACCTTGCATATTCTATACGAGCTTCCAGTGGTTTAGCGTCTAATACGGGTAAGTTAAGTATTCTATCTCGTTTGAGAAATTTAACAGCTAGTTTCCTGCCAGAGACATTTTCTTTGCTTATCTCAGTAAAGTAGGTATCACCTGTGTCAACCGCCCTAGATGTTCCACTAAGATAATTCATTCATTCTCCTTAACATTTTGCAACAGTTGCAATATCTAATAACCTAATTTAGTTTGTCCTTCGGTGCTAGAACTAGCTAACGCACTATAATCAAGGCACCAGAAGTCCTCGTTAATCGTGTCACTCAAACGGTAATTCACTGTATGTAATTTACCACTCATAGATATATCGTGTTCCATATAGTCAATAAAATAGTCATCGTTTACGCCTAATTCAGTATTAACTACTGTAATCCTGTCTGATATTTCAAGAGCTAGAATTTTTGCTAGAATAGTAGAGTCCTGATTCATAGCAGACATGGAAAGCTCGGCTCTGGGGTCTTTGTATTTTCCGATGGCATAGGTTACATAATCCTGAGCCTTATCTGCATCAGTCATATACTTTCCATCAAGTTCATAGGTTCTTTTCTGATAAGCAGTTTGAGAAGTAGAATCCTCTGCCTTGAGAGTGACTTTAGTTAAGTCATCATAGTAAGTACCACGAGCTTGTAAGAGAGTAATATAAGCAGGAATTGAACCATTATTAGTTAATGTTATTTTCATAGTCTTGGCTAGTTTGGAAAGAGCCACGGCAATATCCGAGGTCATGTCAGCCCCGCCACCATCTGATTGTGAGTTGGCTGTATAGTCTGTAGTAGCTACTAGAGTTGTCCAAGCGTCAACAAATACTGATTGCCCACTTACTGAAGCATCTGCCCACCAAGTTCTTGATTCACCAGCGGGGATTGAAGGCGTTCCCTCTAAAGTCCATAAGGTAGTTATACTTTGTAATTCCCAAGGGGTAATGGTAACTTTAATCTGATTATAAACATTCTTAGGGTTAAGATTGTATTCTATATTAGACATTGTATTATCAAACGTAGCCTGTGAGGTTTGATGTGTGGCAGTTGACCTGTGGTGTCTATCCTCAAAATTGAAATACCCTGAACCATCTACATAAGAAAACCCCTGCTCGTTATTATCTAATTCTGTTTGAGCAAACCTTGCTTTGACATCGTGTCCATACCAATAAGGGACTGTATCTTGTCCAGTATCTAAAGTCCTTTTAGTAGCCGACCAACCAGCATCATCTAATATATACCCATGTATAGTTCCCGTTAATGTATCTTTGTAAAGCGCAGTTGACATATCGTGTCTGGAGAGAAAGTCTAACCCATCTGTAGCTGTGATAATACAATCTTGTTCTGTGAGATGAGGGTGAGGAATAATTTCCTCTATAAAGCCATAGAATAAATTATAAGTAACTGCCAAATGTGTTGCCGTTATTCTAATAGGTCTTTTAGGTAGTAAATTTCCATATAAAGCACTACCTGAATTTGAGGGGGTGTATAAACCATCGGCATTATTTAGAGTGATTGAAAGTTGCCCTACTTCTGCGTTACCCAGTTCGTCTGATTTCCCTCTTGAAAAATGAATAGACTTTACATTACCAGTAATATCTTCATTAGCGTCTAGAAAATCTCCGTCATTATCCCAGTCCACATCTATATAATAGATACTAAATACTATAGGAAAATCATAAGGAAATGGCATTATCCAACTCCATTTACGTTAGCTATGCTTGCTACTGCGACCCCGTTTATTTTAGCAGGATTGGTTGTGCCACAAAACTTACCAGTCCAACCAGAAGGAGCTTCATAAGTATACTCAATATGAATCAATGGTGCATCATCGGCAGACCCGTCATACGAATATGCCCTTCTCCTCGCATCGTTATAGTTCCCTGTTCTATTTTCAAAGTCCTCCCAGAATATAACTATCGCATTTCCAGATGACCAGCCATCTCTGTCTATTACTTCCTGAATTACTGTTTTTATTTCTGGGCTTGTTGTGTCTGCCCCCTGCTCTGCAGCATCCCACCAAGGTATATCATCCCAGTCTACCCTAGCAGTCGTTCTAGCAGCCCACCTAGTATCAAAAGTGCTAGAATTATCAGCAAACGTAACCGCATTGTCTACATCTTCAGCACTGATTCTAGTTTTAATGATGCTACCATGGTCTTCATATACTGACTTAAATATCATATAAGCTGTGTCTATTGTAGCACCTTGTGGTATGGTTATATTGAGAAACCTCATACCACAACCATATTGATAAGCAGTTACGCTACCATGTCCAGCAGGATTAGCTACATTTGTTAGTGACCAATAATCCGCAGTAAGCCTTCTATAAGCATCGTCAGTAGATGCACCTACACGAACTTCAATAATTGTGCTCATGCTATCTCCTATGCACTAATTACTACCCAACTACTAGACGGATTAAAGTAAATTGTCTCCTTATCGTCATGAGCATAACCCACAATTCTAACTGCATTACTAGCTGTTGAGGGAGCGGTTGCTGTTATTACTCCAGCTGTAGCAGAACTTATATATAAAGGTTTACCACCAGATGTAAATTCGTAAGCAGTACTATCAGTAACAAAGCCATGCAGCAGAACAACAATAGCGTCCCCATCGTTGCCACCAGAGACTGCTATACCTAACATACAATCTGCGCCATGAGTAGTCTCATCGTCAGCCTCCGCTAGTTCCCACCTATCGTCAGCATCATTTAAGTAAATCAAATCACCATGAGCAACTGTCGCACCTGCTACACCATCACAAGTAGTCCCAGAATAGGTATTATCAGTACCGAGTGTTTCCTCTAGTTTGATACCATTAGCACCTAGTGTTATATCATCGCCAACAGTTAAACCAGCGTCAAGGGTTAATGCTCCAGCAGCAGATAACTGCATGGCTGTGTTTTCAGAACCGTCAAGATACAACCCCCATGTAATTTTACCTTCTTCATGGTCAGCTGTTGGCGATTCTATATAGGCATACTGAGCTCCATAAGTATGAGTAGACCCACCAGAGTTTTTACCTCTAAAGTAAAGAGCACCTATTTGGTCATTCTGTGCAGGTGAAGCCGATGCAGTTAAAAAGGTAATTCTCCCACCAGAGGCATCATCACGAGTTGACGTAATATTAAGCAATTCAACTTCAGAAGTCCCACTAATATTTATTTCTCCAACAGTCGGAGCTGTAGACCACGATGGAACACTACCATTACAAGTCAAAATAGAATTAGCAGCGCCTATTGCTACCCTTGATAATTGAGTCCCAGATGACGCATAAATTAAATCACCAGTAGCCTGAGAATCTAAAACATGAAGCCCAACAGCTTCAAATTCTGCTTGAGTTAATGTAGTTCCTACCGATGAATGTTTAAGCTCGTTTGCCATTATAATCTCCCCGATAGTCTATATTTTCTATCCAAAGTTTTAGATATTTTATCTACAAATCTATTCATATCATCTTCACGGTCAAAGAATACGGGTTGGGTAAAATTAACAGTTATCCCCCCCATAGATTCATTGGCAGGAATAATTGTTTCTCCACCATGAACAGTAGCTAATACAGGTGTGCCAATTGTGCCTGGCACTACTCCACCAGTAGCAAACCCAGGAATATCTAGCTGACCATGCTGGTAAGCTAAAGTCTGCTCGTATGTTAAAACAGGAGTCCCATTCTGATATTCAATATCTTTTGCGAAAGTCGGTCCTGAGTATGTGCTGGCACTTTTAGACATAGCACTATATGAATTATTCAGGTTGTCAACCTTTGTCTTTTGTGCTTCCAATATATCATTTATTTCTTGAGCGGTTAGCCCAAACGCCTCTAAAACTTTGTTTACATTGTCAGCATCGTCTCCCAATTCTATAAATTTATCCTCTACTTCTGCTGTAGTTAAGCCCATATCAAATAGAGCAAAGGTAACATCTTCTACGGTTATATTTAATCTGCCAGCATCACTACGAGCATATTCATACTCTTCTCTCATGCGCTGTAGTTTATCTCTAGTCTCCTCCAGCGCAGCTTTTTGCTCTTCTAAAGCGTCAACATTATCACGCACCGCTTCAGTTTGTTCTTCTGTTGCATCTGTCATTTCTTCGGAGACTTCAGTTGTTTCCTCTAATGCCTCTTCAACTTCACGTAATGCCCGCTCTGCGTCTCTAGCATCACGGTCTATTTTCTCTGCCTCTATCATACCTCCGATAGCTTCACGAGCATCGGCTATTTTGTCTTTTAACCCTGGTATAAATCCTACAAACTTCTCAAGAGTTGACAATACAAAGTCAACTCCTTCAAGAAAGAATTGTTTTATGTTAGACCAAGCGTCCTCAAAAAAGTGAGTTACTGTATCCCAGTTTTTATATAAGGCTATGCCAGCAGCAATTAAAAGTGCTATTCCAGCTATGATAGCGCCCCATGGAGAAGCAGTAAAAACGAATTGTAGAGTTACCCATGCAGCTTTAAGTTTTGGAATTAATAATAATGCAGTACCAACAACACCTAGAAATACCCCTAGTGCTAATGCTATCTTGGTTAGATTAGCAGCTAATTCAGGGTTTTCTTTAACCCAATCTTGAATCTTGAGAGTAATATCGTAAATTTTATCAACAGCATCTTCAATCATTGGAGTTAATGTAGCTCCAATAGCTTCGCCTACATCTCCAACAGTTGCTTTTAATGCTGAAAGTGGGTTTTTTAAGTTCTCGGCAGAACCCGCTACACGGTTTTGAATGTCCTCCATGTTTTTAAATTGCAGAGAAGCCTGCCCAAATCTAACAGAGACCTCTTCAGCACCATCTTCTAATTCTAGATATGCCTTACCTAGATAAGTTGCAGCGGTAGTGGCGTCCATTTCGCCAGCAGCTGCAAGGTCAAGAACAGTAGGCATCAACTCCAAAGCTTTGTTGTAATCATTTGTAACAAGTAATAGCCTATTTAATATATTTCTTTGTTCAGTGTCAGCTATACCAGTTTTTCTTTGAGTGGTAGCAATAACGGCTTCAAGTGAATCTTTTACCGAATCATAAGCTGTACCAGAATTTTCTATAGTAGTGGCAAGGCGTTTAACATTTATCTCCTCGTCAATAGCTGCTTTACCCATCATGCCAAGAGCAGCGGTTATAGCAGCACCAGACGCTGCCATAGCTACCCCGACTTGCTTTAAGGAGTCGGACATTCTTTTAGACGATTCCTCTGTTTGCTTTTCAGCACTAGACAAGCCACTTTTTAAACCAGAGGCGTCAGTTGTAATTTTAGCTTTTAATTCAGTTAAAGTTTCAGCCATTTTAGTTTCTCACGAAGCAATCTATAACCGCTACTATCACCGCTGAAATCAATCCAGTTACTCCACCAGTAATGCTTGATACTCTTTTACTTTGCTTCTCTAGAGACGTTATGCGAGAGTTATGTTTTTCGCATCTAATACACGTTTCATAATTTTGCCTAGCCACAAACTCAAGTAAAGTTCTATCTGGCATATTGGCTATGCTTTTTTCAAATTCAAGTTCGCTATTAACATAATTCCCGTTTGACATAGCACTCCTTTATATTTTTATATGTTATAATATTATATGAAGGATAAATTATTTTGGACTAGTATATTTTTAATTGCTGTGTGTGTTGCGTGGCTTTATCCGTTTATTTGTATATTTAAATATGGTGGTTATGTAGCACAAGAGCCTAATCTCACTATTTTAATATTAGAGTTAGGATTGTTTATTTTCTTTATAATTTATGCTGTTAAAAATATAATTAACTTAAAGCCATAATCTCGCTAATAGTTGAGGATATAGAATTCATTTCTTTAAGCGTAATCAACCGTCCAACTGTTTCTATATCTAAATCTGGCTGCTCTTCTTTCAAGAGAGCATAAATTAGACTTCGCATAGTTGACATAGTTTCGTTTTCAAATTTAGACTGTAGTTTACCTAGCCCGAATCCCATAGTCTTTTCTATGTTAGCTAGAGTAGTCATGTCTATAGGGGGGAGTTTATATTCCTTACCGTCTGATAATTTTAAGGTCTTCGGTTTTTCCTCTGCTAGTATATTCTCCATATTATTACTCCTTTGGTAAAATAATCCCTTTCTTTTTAGCTAATATATCTACGTTAGAGTCTAGTCTTTTTCCTTCTCGTGTCGGAGGTTCTCCACTTAAAAAGTCCTTTGCTGTTAGAGATTTATGCCCTGCTTTTCTAGGGATAGTATTATAAATTGCTGCTAATAAAGAGGCTATCTCGTGAGCGTGGGTATATGATTCAACAGCCTCTTGAAAGTAAACCTCTTTAACTATTGTTTGTAATTGGCTCGGTTTAAGTTTGCCTATCTCTGTTCTAGTTAGAGAGGTCTTTCTTAAGAGATAAACTATAGCTTCAGTATTCACATTCTACCCACTGAATATTTATCGGTGCATACAATCGCCTGTTTAGAGTTGTTAAATCAGGGAAGTCTATTTTAACCTTGCCTGCATCTATTGTTACTAACTGATTACTATTTTCCGTGAAGAACTCAACATCAAACTCATTACTTTTAACGGGCGCTAGCAACCAATAGGATAAAGCGGTAATCTTTTTAACAGGCTTGTATTCCTTCATTCCGTCTACAGTGGTATATTGGAGGATAACACGAATTTCAATATCGTATAACCCGCCAACCTGTTTACCGTTTTGTTTTAGGGTCGCTATTGGAGATTGTATATCTAACACTTGACATTATCCTTTAAGTGTGGTATAATTAAATTATGGAAAGTTATTTATTTATTAAAGAGCGTGAATCTCAAAAGTGGTATCTATGGGGCGAATTACCTAGAGACCGCTTTAAAGACGGGCGCAAAATACGATGTATTCTCCGTAAATGGATATTCCCTAAACCTGAATCAGTATCACCTTTTATAGAAGCTCATAAAATAATACAGGCAGAATCAAAGGAGGAAGCATGGCAGAACTTAAATTTGAGATAGGGGAAGCGCAAATACAAAACGCTATAGCATTGGCAATTACCGAATCATTTTCGCCAGAGAAAAATGCTCAGGTAGTTAGGGATGTTGTAAGAGCACACCTTAATTATAAAGAAAGCTCTTATGATAAGGAAACCATCTTAAGTAAGGCTGTCGGCAGAATGATACGGGATATTGCACTTGATGAAGTAAAGAACCTTATCATTAAAGAAGAACCTAAAATTCGTGAAATTGTTCGTAGTGCTTTAGGTGAATCTTTTACCGATTCCATTATTGCTCAACTTCAAACAAGCATCGCCAATAAGATAATATCAAGTATTCAGATAACTGCCTATGTAGATAACGAATAAACATTATGCAACGTGTTGCACTAGGCAGACGCCGTCATCAATGAGCCTGTGCCTGTGAATGTATAACTGTAAGAAACTACCCCGTCAGCACTCACTGAAGGATTAATTCCTGTTATGATTATATTCCCTAACCACATCTGGGTAGTAGTAGCAGACTCGGCTAGTTCAACACCCCAGATAGTACCTATAGAAAGCGGTGCACCATCTTTATATCCAGAGAATGAACCAGACCAACCCGAAGCACCTATGGTATAACTCTTAACCCCAGCATCAGCAAAATCGGTTGTCTCTAAAGCGTCTGAGGTGTAGTCTAAAGTCCATGAGTTTATACCGGCTATGTTCTTGGCGGCTCGTATATCATCTAGCGTGATTACATTGTCAGCGGCATTAGCGTTGTATTCTAACCCCACA